ATTTCCAAATCATAACTCATCACTCCGCCTCCTCAATCTTTATTTTTTTTAAAGAACTTATAAAAAATTACTGACCAATATGAAGCCCACATAAGGTATGATAACGATTGAAGGAATTGTTCAACTGTCATTCCGTCACCTCCTCAATCTCTACCCCCTCGCAATCAAACACCCAGCCGAAGCCAGCTTCTTCTAGTTGTTTGCGAGTAAATTTATAAGCTCCAGCTGTTATATTTTGGTTGAAATAAAGAGTGTTCCCTGATTGCGATTTAACCAGGGGTTGCCCATTCTTCAGACTAACAATATACCGCTTCTCTTTCTCAACCTCGTAGCCATCAAGCCAAGCGCGAGCGAAGAGGTCTCTGTTAGATTTCTTGTTGTACCATTCTGTGAATTCCTTAGTTCCGTTGCCCCAAGTATAATGAAGCGCATCTTCTAGTTCTGGGCTTTGTTCTCTTGCTCCTTCAATCACATCCGCCACAAACTGCTTTACTTTGACTTTTCGGGGCTCGTCTAGTTGTTCCAAATCTTGTAGAAAAATTTGACGGGCAGTTTCTGCTCCTGGAGCACCCCATACACCTTCGAGCCCTTTGTACGTCTTAATCAATTCCTGTACGTTCATTCTCTAACTCCTCCTCGTAATCATCATCGTAATCATCAACTAAACTATCCAACCATGCCCAAGGGTCGCAATCTCCAATTGGTTCAACATCTCTTTCTTGCAACCAAGCGGAGAAATCGACCAAATTACCAATATCAATTGTAAAGTAATCACCCCACGACCAGTAAGTTAGATAGATGTCAGTAGTTTCTCCTGTTTCATCTTCGACAGTCACATAGCCATTCTCGACCATAGCTGTTCCATAGCAAAGGTCACATGTTCCTGTTAATTCCTCTTGGACGTCGGAATTAAATGCAATTACTTTATATTTCATCTTCCAACTCCTTTATTCTCTTCTTCCAATTTTTCACTTTCTTTTTAAGCAAGTCACGTTCCTCAGACCTGCTAAAAGCAAGCGATTTGACACACGGCTCAGATAGTTCCATTATCCTTGCCTCCGTCTGCTCGATTGTACGTTTCAGTCCTTCGATGACTGTTTGTTTATCATAATTCATCTTCTAAAAATCTTTCAATAGCTTCTCTGTGGGAGGCTTTCGCCAAGCTGTCTAAGTCGTTCAGGGCTTCAATATAGTCTGGACGACCTTGCCCATACTGCTTTTTCAAAAACTCAACAAAGAGATGAATTTCCTGATAGGTTACTCCAACCATATTTCTTACCTCACGCTAAAACGGAAAATCATCTTCCTCAAGTGCATGTCTTGGCATTTGTTCCTCGATATTTGAACGGTTAGCCGTATCATCACGCTTTTCAAATCGCTCAAAACTCTCTGCGACCACCTCGGTCAGGTAGACCCTGCGCCCTTCTTGATTTTCATAGTTCCTTGTCTGGATGCGACCAGTCACACCGACCAGATTGCCCTTCTTGCACCATTCCGCAAACAACTCCGCTTGCTTACGCCACATCATGCAGTTGATGAAGTCCGCCTCTCGCTCGCCATTAGCTCCCTTGAAGTTCCGATTGACCGCCAGAGTAAACGTCGCAACCGCCACATTCGACGGCGTATATTTCAATTCAGGGTCTTTCGTCAAGCGCCCCACCAACGTAACGTTATTGATCATCTTTCTTTTCCTTTCTTGCTGCACGTTCCCCGACTAAGTAGCCGAGAAATAACCACAGAATAGCCATTCCAAATTCTTTAAAAAGTTCAATCATTTTCTTCTCCTCCTGAAAAAGTCGCTAAATAGTAACAATCCTTAGCACCATAGTCAAACCGTGTCGTCCGCTGACCTATGTGCTTCTGAAATCTTGGATGAGTGATAGCCGAGAAAGCCCATTGATGGTCTTCCATCTGTTCAATGAGATCATCGACATTGTTAAACGTTCCAAGGTAAAACTTACAGTGCCCGTTGTAGACGAAGTAAAGATTTAACATCAATACCTCCTATCCTTCATCCCAGACGGATACACAAAGCACCTGCCTGTCGCTCCCTCAAAAATTCGACTTGATAAAGCTCCGTTCCCAAAATCGTCCGAGTAAAGCTCTTTAATCTCTTCACTAGACAGATTTGTGTTGATAATCGTATTGGTCCGATTATCTAGGATCTTGAACAATATCTGATGAGCCCACTCGTTCCGCTTCGTGTCAGCCTTGCGACTCTCTTTCCCAAGGTCATCCAAAAAGAGGAAATCAACCTCAGACAGTAGCTTGACCATCTTAGCTTCTGAAAATCCATTGTCAAATTCAAAACTTTCTCGAATCTTGTCGAACAAGGTCACAACCGACACAAACAGCACACTTTTCGGTTCATCATAAGACTTGAACTGCTCATTGAGAAACCGAGCAAAACCATAGGTCAGATGACTCTTACCAACACCAGATGGACCAGTGATGATAGCATTGCCAGTCTCACCTTTCGCATAGCAACGCTCCAACCGCTTCACAAAATTCATAGCATTTTCATCGATGTCAACCTGAATCTCATAGTCATGTAGTGACTTGCTGACAAGCTTACTTGAAACAATACTGTCACGAGCAAAGACCTCGTAAGTATCCGATAGTTTACTTTTTACCTCGGATTCCATATTTAGTTGCTTTTCAAAACGTCGGATATTCTCTTTTTCACATTCAGGACATTGACTGATTTCCTCAACCTTGCCCCTGATAGGAATCTTAACAGACCAAAGATGGCATCCATGGATTTCACAGATATCATCAAGAACTGTTCTGGTTCTGAATTGTTTAAACTGTTTCATCTAAAACCCTAGCCTTTCGTCAACCGTACTGGTTAAAATTGTAGAACGTTTTGGCATCGGTTGATTTAGATAATTATCCATCTTGTTACCGAAGAGCGTTTGTGGTTGAAGATACTGTTCATACTCTGTACCTTTCCACTTAGCGACCATAATATCCACAACCTTTTTAAAATCTTCAAGGACATATCCCTCTTTTAACCTTGCCTTGATAAATTTTTGATGACTAGCAGTGTCAACCTTAAAATTCTTCTTAGCTTTCAAATTGAGATAAGAAATAACTTCTTTACAAATCAACAATTTATTATTGTTATTCTCAGTCTTAGTATTCTCAGTCTTGATTGTGTGTACTTTTTGCACTTCCGAAAGTGTATTTTCTACACTTCCAATGTGTACTTTTTGCACTTCCTGAAATGTACTTTCTACACTTCCGTTAAGAGCGTCAAGATAAATGCGGTTTGGTAAGTTCATCCCTTGTCTGACTTCCGTCATTAGACCAGCATCTTTCAATTCCTTTTTGATTTTGATAATCGTCTTGTTGCTATTGCAATTTAAGTCAATCATCAACTGTTCATTTGTGTAATACTGGAAGACGTTCCCTTCTTTATCATGCCAGCCATTTTTTAAAGATAGTTCTAACCTATCAAACAGAAGCATATAGAGCATTTTAGCGTTATTGCTCAATGTCTTATATTTCTCATCATAGATAAATGGCTTTGGAAATTTGAAAAACGATAAGAAACCAGTGACTTCACTTTTTTTAATCATGGCACTACTCCTTTCTTCTAATTTTTAGTGTTATATCCATATTCAGGATTTGTTGCTTTAAAATCAGCTATGTATTTACTTTCTAACGCAAGTAGTTCATTTTCTGTGCCATCTTTTAACTTGTCGATAACCTCACAGGTCCAGTCTGTGATATCGCTTTTTTTCATCACTTCATGAAAGTAACTTCCTGATTGTGCTTTAAAATGTTGAAACCAACGAAAAATAGGATGATTAACAGTTTTCCCAATATAAACCTTACCCGTCTGTTTATGAGTGATTTTATAGATGAAACCAACTACACTGCTACTTCTATATGTTCTGACATCTTCAGCAAGCCTATTTGCATAAAATTGTTCTTCATGTTCTAGACAACAAAAATAATAACCGCTATAATTATTGTTCTTTATGTCAATTCTATTGACAGGATTTTCTCCACAAAATTTACACGGAATTTTTTCGGTCCAAAAAATTTCCCAGTTTTCACTCAATTCATAAACATTGACAAAAAAGAATTCCCCTTTAGAAGTTCTTTGAGGTATCTTTTCTGAAAAATATTCTGGATAATCTTCTTTGATTTTTGTCAAAACATCCTTCTTAGTTTCTAAATCAAAGTAGAGCCTTCGTTCTACTTGCTGAGAGTAGTAACTATCTTTGTTTTCTTTTCTGTGATTGATTCTCACAAACCAATTTGCCATCTACCCCTCCACACTTGAAAATTTTGTGTATTCTTTATGAAAATACAACTTCACTGTACCGAGACTGCCATGCCGATTTTTTTCCAGGATCAGCTCAGTCACATTATTCAATTCTTGACTGTCTGCATGTTCCTTCTGATAGTAAGCTTCACGATACAAGAAAGCGACAATATCAGCATCTTGCTCAATAGATCCAGACTCTCTTAAATCTGATAGCATCGGACGTTTTTCTTGTCTTTGTTCAACTGCACGACTTAACTGCGACAAGGCGATAACAGGTACTTTCAAATCCTTGGCAAGTATCTTCAATTCCCTTGAAATCTCTGAAACTATCTGCTGACGATTCTCACCCTTTGAACCAGTTATTAGCTGCAAGTAGTCAATAATGATAATACCAAGACCTCCCATTTCTTGGGCAAGCTTTCGGGCATTTGAACGTATTTCAGAAATACGAATACCGGCCGTATCATTCACAAAAATTGGCGCATTATAGAGATTGCTTTGCGCATGTACCAGCCTTTTCCACTCATCAGTGCTAAGATTCCCAGTCTTTAGATGATGAACTGGAACCATGCCCTCGGATGCCACCATGCGCTCAATCAATTCCTCTGCTCCCATTTCGAGCGAAAAGATAACAGCAGGTTTATGTTCCTGTACAGCCACATGCTTTGCAATGTTCACAGCTAGCACCGTCTTACCCATAGCTGGACGTGCAGCAAGAATGATAAGATTGCCTTCATGAAGACCAGTAGTAATCTTGTCTAGTCCGTCAAATCCAGTTGACAGGCCAGTAACGAATCCATCTGTCTGCGAGCGAGTCTCGACTATCTGCATATGTGTGTCTAGGATATCAGCCACATTGCGAAATCCTGTGCCTGTATTCTGATTGCTGATGTCAAGCATGGATTTTTCAGTCTTTGAGATGATGTCACTGATTGATACATCTCCTTGATATGCGCTAGAAAGAGACTCTGACAAATCAGCGATTACCTTTCGGAGCGTAGCCTTTTCTTTTACGAGCTTAGCGTAGTGCTCCACGTTTTTGGAAGTTGGTGTGGAGTTCACTAACTCGACAATGTAGTTCATGCCCCCTATTTTTGAAATATCTCCCTGATTAGTTAGAGCAGACACCATAGTCGTAGCATCGATTGGCTCACCTTTTTCAAGCAATGACAACATGGTCTTAAATAGAATCTTGTTGGCTGGTTTATAAAAATCATCAGGGACCAATTCATCGGCCAGCGAAATGATTGTGTCAGGTGCGATAAATACCGCTCCCAGAACAGATTGTTCAGCCACTAAATCATGAGGTGGTATTTTGAAATCATCCATCACTTCTCCTTGCTAATCCACAAATGTTTCTTTTCGTGTCACAGGATCAATATCCACACGGCGACCTGTTTTAAAGTTAATAAACCCTTTTTCAACTTGAGGCGTTTGAAATTGAATCTTCTTTTTCGATCTCATGGCCATTTTTAGCTTGATATTCATCATCAGAGATTCAATCAATACTACTGATACTAATGTGCCTACTGCGATAATTTGTAAATTGTTCATGTTTTTATCCTCTTTTGTGCTATAATATAGTCAAATAATTTTGCTAAGACCTTGTCCAGAAGCCTTTTAGTAAAGTTATTATATTTGATTAGAGAGCCATTCTTTGATGGCTCTTTTTGACCATTTCTTACCAGGTAATTCCTTTGGAAATCCCTTTAAGTAACGATAATTATCTGAAAATGTGGCATACTTAATTCCTAGAAAATCACAGGTAGTGTTCACATCCATCAGCTCTGGATAGTGATCACTATCTTTTTCTATTTCGACTAGCCTTGTGATTGTGTCCTTGATAATGGACTTAATCCATTCAGATAGTGAAAGTAGAACATTGTCCATCTTCTTTCCCTCCTACCCTTCGTCAAATGAGTTCAATTTCATGATTTTCATCTTGGTATTAGTGCTTGGCTCCCACGTCATCCAGTAAGCAAGAGCAGCTTCTGCAAACTTCTTCGGTAACAAGTCATAGCGACTGATATTAAAGTGGTCTTTGAAATCAATCTCAGCTTGTCTAAAGACTGACTGAGCGAAAGTCTTATCCGCATAAGCTGGACTATCAATACCACCTAAGCAAGCCACGACCCGAGCCTTTCGCTTCTTCAGTAGCGACTGAGCGTAGCTTGGATGAATTGGTTGCTCACTCTTCAGATAGTCGATGTCTTCCAACATGGTCGCCTGTTGCTCACGAAGCTTTTTCTGGCCAGTGAATAGGGCGATGAAAGCATCTTCATCCAAGTCCTCACGGATAAATCCGCCCTGCTTGCGAATGGCTGGCAAGACCTCTGATGTCACCCAACGCTTGAACTCTTTTGCTTGAGGTAATTTACTGGATAAGATAAGAGAGTAGAGACCAGATTCGTTGATAATCAACATATCCTGTGTTCCACCACTAGTAGGGATGCCCTGTTTTAGGGCGTCCTCTTCATCAACGTGAAGAGCAATCGCATTTCTAGCCTTGCTATATCCTAGGATATCCGCTACATCCTTACCGACAAACCAAGGCTCATCATCAATTGTCAAAGTACGGACTTCCTGTCCTTGAAAATTAAAAATTTCGTTCATAATGTTCCTCTTCTTACTTTTCCTAGTGTTAAAATAGTTTCCCAAACATCTAGCCCCTCAAGACTATCGATCATCATCTGACTAAGTTGGTGATTTTTCTTCTGCCAATTCAGTATTATTTTCGCTTGCATGTATGGACCTCCTAGTGATTTCTCCAAGGGTTTTCAATACCCAAAATATCTACGACTTTTTCTTTCACATAATCACTTCCTTTTCCATATTTCAGTAGCTCTGAAATAACTGATGATGCTACAGATACTTGTTTTGCCAATTCGGCTTGAGTCATATCCAACTCAATCAAACGAGTTTTAATTTTAGCCTTAATTATTTTTAGTTCTTTACTCATTTTTTCTTCCAATCTGTGTTTTAGTATTTTCTAGATATATTGTTAGGATTTTAACTATGTCCTCTAATGAATATGTTACGCGCTTAGAGATAAAATGTTTTTCAAACAATCTTATTGCCTCATAGTGATGTTTACTTGTTATATATGAGTTATTTTCAATAAAAAATTTACAGAATTCTTCTGACGATTTGTCTGTCATACAAAATAATAGACAAAGTGATAGAGTGTCATCTTTATTGTTTTTTATTTTCGAAAAGTCATCGAAGATATCTCTGCCAAACATAACTTTATACCTGATTGGAACATCTGCTCTTGCAGATATGAAGTATGTTTTTTTGTTTATTTTTATTTCCAGTGTTTCTATCATTTCCTACCTCGTTTACCTACTTTATGTGATTAATAATTTTGCTTTACTCATCTTCTTCCTTTCTATTCTTCTCTGCTTCTTTTGAAATTTTCAAAAGCATTGAAAGTCCCCCAACTACTCCATCTAGATACCCTCGACCATAATCTGTCGCTAAGAGTTCCAATAATTCTTTCAGGTCTTCTTCGTTCATCCCTGACCTCCTTTTTAAAAAATTATCTAAAAAGTTAGCGAATTTCTTGACAAAAAACAATCTATAGTTTA